GTGTAACCGTAACGATATCACTGTTTTGATAAATAAACTTGGTGAGATCGCTTAATCCATTCTCGTAAACTTTCTCTAATCTATGCCCCTTATACAGTTGGGTAAGCAAGTCATCTGTATCGTAGTGAAAGATTTTACCTCTCTCTTTTGCCTTACCACAAATTCTAGCTGTATATGGACCTCCAAAATTAGATATATTGTTGGTCATTATAATATCTGCCCAATCCATATCTTCCCATTGGAAGTCAGGTATCCATGCGTGTACGCCTTTTTTGGCGGCTTCTTCATTTACGCCTAAAATATTTTCTGTATAGCGTATCTCAACTGCGTTAGGATACAACTCCAACAACTTCCCATAAGGAGCAATAGCTCTATAGTAAGCACAACCCCCCTTATTGGGTAATGCTACGGTAATTCTTAACGGTCTACCTAAACCGGGGAATCCCTTTTGAGACTTCCAATAATTTATGTCGTATTCTAATGGATTTAGTACTTCTGTTTGCATAAAAAAAGATGAGGAGTTATTAGCTCCTCATCCATTATAGTCTTTCTAGTTTAATTCAACCGTTCACTTGTTGAGATTTTTGTTGAGTAATCACATCAGGTGATTCCTTGGGTGCCAGCGTGACAGCCTTGGTTAGGTCTACCAGAGCCTCACGGATGTCATCTAGATTAGGCATCTTACCGTCTTGGTTAGGCCCTTCGACCCCCGGAACAATACGCTTGACAGCCGTGACTGTGTGCTTACGGAATCTACTAGACAAGAAGGGCAGGATAACAACAAGAAGTTGCATCCAAGGTGCCGATCCGGGAACAGTAGATCCAAAAACATTGGCTATCATGCTTACGACATTAGGAGATAGGATCTCTTTGGTCGCATTTGCATCCAAGGTAACTACCAAAGCTCCGGGAGTCTCCTTAAGGTGATCCGATGTGGTGATGACAGGCTGGGTTCCTCGTGCAGCAAACTCAGCCTTCAAGGCATCCCCTACATCACCACCCAAAGTTTCAATCGGAATTACAACCGATTGCTTTGCTTGTAAAGACTCAGGCGTGACATTGCTAGTTTCAGTAATAACTAGCGGAGCTACAGGTTCAGTGCCTTCCATGGCACCCGTTCCCGGACAAGAAGCTAACCCAAGGGCTAGCATACAAGCAAATACAATATTTCTAATCATATCATCCTTTCAGTTTATTTAGATAGTTAGACTCAGGGCCATTATCCTCATCAGAGGTCATGACCTTGGGAGAGAGACTAGCAATGCCAATCTCGGACAAGAGGATTTCTGCGCTCTTACGCATCTCTTCAAAATCCTCAAGTTTAACTAGGCTATGGATATCATGGAGAGATTCCATGAATCCAGCAATTTCTTGTCCTGTACCAGCAGGGCTAGACTTAGGACGAGGGGCCGATTGATCGTACTTCGGGAAACCACCATCCATTTCCTTTACGATCTTAAAATCGTAACCGCTCTTCAAATCGGTGATATCGCCGTAGTCAGGATCCATCATCGTGTTCAAGATCTTCTTGAATACGATTTGCCCAATGGACAGGATCCTGACCTCATTGGCAGGACGGACGGCTACATTGAGATAGTAGCGTTCACGGGGCTTGATTTGACGAGCGAGAGTTGCGTACTGATCCTTGCCATCCTTGCCCGTCTTCTTGCTGTAATCCCACAACTTATAGTAGGCATCACACAAGGGGCACTTCTCATTGTGGATCTTGCGACAATGGAAATTCTTTACATTCTCACCTTCCCCAATACGGTGAATCTTGGTTTCGGCATAGAACCACCGATCATCGCCTTCCTTGGAAGGAAGAATGCGAAGAGTGGTTGTGCCTTCTTCTAGCTGGACAAAGTTCTTGAGGAAGTCTTGTCCACCGCCAGCAGCCTTTCCAGACTGGAGTTGTTCATGCTTCTTGCGAAGCGCATCTAGATCTACTTTTGCCATGTTGTTTCTCCGTTATTTAGCGTAAAGCTTAGTTTCTGCTCTTTGGTTACTAGACAGTTGAATTAGCATATCCTTCTTGTGGTCGAGAGCAGTCACTAGCGACTTCAAGAGGGAGTACCGAGTTGTAAGGTTGTTATAGTCTTGCTTAAGTGCAAAAATCTCAGGGTCTGCTGCAACGATGGCTTCCAAGTTTTTATCTGTTATCTTCTTGTCAGCACCGTCTACAGCAGCTAGTCTGACCTGAGCAGACTTTTGTTCTACTTGTACTTCAACGGAGTCCATCTTTTGTTTTACAAGTACCATGGCTCCCGCATAGTACGCATAAATAGAGGATTGACGCTCCATCTCATGATCAATTTGATGTTTGTCTATCAAAGTTAGATTGTCGCATAGACTGATATAGAGTTCCATATCAAGCTTGTCTGCGATGTTCTTTATAATTTCAGACTTCATTGTGTGTCAACTAGTATTTTAAACAGTGTTGGGTTTAGTCTAGCTAGTAATAGGAAGCCCCTACTTATATTTGTAGCAAGTTCCTCGTTGGTTGGATTAAATTGTTTTTCATCATCAGGATTGGTATATCCCGTGATTTCTAATAGGACATGAGTAATTTCATGAAGTAGAGTTTCCCTAAAGTATTCACTGGACAATCTATCATCGACATAGATTGTGTATGTATTTAAATTTGTATACCCAGCACACTCGTCAGGAGCGCAAGGAATATCACTAGTAAACTTAAATTGGAATGTGGCCCAGCCAGCATATAAATGGGTTATACCTGCTTCAAATATTTCATCTTTTATATGATCACGCTTCTGCTTCATTTTCAATCATTGTCCCTTCTGTCATCCTTAGAGTATTATAGTCTACATCCATGGGTACGACAAACCCCTTACGAGCATTACGGGATTTAATTACATAAACCCTTATTCTACCGTCCTCATACTCTTCCTCGTTTTGGTTAAGACTAACCACAAAATCGCAAGGACGAACCTTACCATAGCTATCTGCCATTTCGGCATCTGTAATAATTTCAGCACGGCGACCAGCGCGATTGGTTTGAGTAGCAGTCCAGACCAAAAGATTATTTTCTACAGCAAGTCCACGAAGTTCTTGCGCGATCCTCTCTTGTGCCTGATACTCTGGCATGCCCTCAGCAACAGGGCGTAGTAGCTCAAGATAATCAACGATGAGAACATCAGGTACAAAATTGTCATAATTGCGTAACTGGTTAAGCAGTGCGCGAATATTATTTACATTCGCACGACCAGTAGGAAATTCCTTGATAACCAGCTTGCCGTCAGGGAATTCGTTGCGGAAGATGTCCAACCGCTCCTTGACCTCGCTTGTGTAGTCCTTGAGGCGGGACTGTGGCAAAAGCGTCATAGAGGAGTCGAACCTTTGAGCAATTCGATCTTCGCTCATCTCCAAAGATACATAAAGCACCTTACGGTTCTCCATCAAAGATGTAACTCCTTGATTGACAAGGAATAACGATTTACCTACACCAGCAGGAGCAACAACCATACAAAGCTCCTTACGCATGGCACCCCCTTCCATATTCTTATTCAGAGTACGAAGGATAGTCTTGAATGTATCTCGCTTCTGACTATTGTATGTGCGGTCCCAACGATCACTTAAATCGTCGAAATACATCTGCCCATTATCAACAGAACGGGAGATCATCAATGCCTGTCTGACACGATCTTCCACCTCGCCAAACTTGTCTTCCTTGATCAAGGTGAGCGATTCTACAATCGCCCCTTTCATGGCTTCACGCTTGGCAAAGTTCTCGATCAGGTCTAGGTAGTATTGTTGATGCCCGATTGATTGAATATCGAGCTTATTGATAAACTCAAGTTCATCCGAGTAATCGGACAAGTCTTGGGTTGGACGCTTGAATCTTTTGGCTTCCTCCACAATCAAGTCATCCGTAGGCAACTGCTTGTACTTGTCGTAGTACTCAGTTACGATACGATACAACTGATTGTGGATTGATGACTCAAAGTAGTCTGGTTTAACAAGATTTACTATTTCTAGATAGAAATCCTTGTTGGACTTGACCAGATACAGGATGCCACGCTGAATTGACTCTGCGAACTGATACATTACTTTTTCTTGCTCCGTGACTTGATTTGATTGATGTTTTCGATTGCCTTGTTTTCTTTTACAGATCTGCTCTTCGCCTCAGACTCAGATACTTTTTTAATTTGGCCTGTTTCAACTAGCCAATCTGCATTAGCTTGATACCGCTTGTATGGGCTTTTCATGTTGGCAAGATAATTCTTGCTGTCTTTGATGGCCTCATTATAGAATCCCTTCACATCTGATTTTTGCAATCTGTATTGTTTGCCACGCATATGGAACATCCCTGCGGAAAGTATTTTTTTGGATAACTTTCCGCACTGAGGACACTTCCTACTCTTAGGAGTTTTTTTAGGAGCGGTCATGTACAAGTGTTCAAAAATTATTTCACACTTGTCGCAGCTAAACTCGTAAGTTGGCATTAGGCACCGCACTCCCCCCCGTTCATGGAACAGGCAGCACCATCAGCCATGCCCAACTCACCCTCCCGATTACCAACATACTTGGCAATGTTTTCAGGAGTCATTGGTACGGCTTCAAGAGGCTCGTTGCCCTTTGATCCAGCACGGTAAATAGTTAGACCCTTTAGATATTCAACATAGTCCAAGGCAACATTTGTTAGATCTTCTGCCTTAGCTTCCTTTGGAAGGTTAATAGTCTTGCTGATGGAAGAATCAATGTATTTTTGCCAAGCAGCTTGGACCGCTAGATGCTGCTCAGGAGTTATATCATACGCGCCTACGAATCCTTCGATTGATTTTCCTCCGTCGAAATATTCCCGCAATAGCGGATCCACGACAACAACTTCCTTCCAAACATTTGCATCCCGGTATCTACGAATGTAAATAGGAGCAAACATAGGCTCAATACCGCTTGACACACCCCATAACATAGAGATAGTGCCAGTAGGAGGAATAGTAAGCATAACCGCATTACGAATTCCGTGCTCTTTGATAAGAAGTCGTATACGAGCAGGCAAAGTTCTTGCAAATCCTTCATCTAAATATTTCTTTCTATCAAATGCAGGGAATGCGCCCTTGTCACGGGCAAGGTAAGTAGATTTAATGTACGCAATGTCCCGCATAGCCATTGCAATACGCTCGGTTAGTTCAATGCACTTCTCACTACCATAGCGAATACCAAGCTTGATTAACATGTAGTGATAACCTAGAACACCTAAACCGATACGACGAGAACGGTGACCTACTTCCCTGCATTCGGGCGTTGGGAAATAGTTTACCTCTAGGATATTATCTAGGAACTGAATACCCGTCCGAACAGTTCTAGCGAACTTCTTCCAGTCAAACTCACCATCTGTAACCATATTAGCTAGGTTGATATTACCTAGGCAGCAATTACCATAATTAGGAAGAGGGATCTCCCCACATGGGTTGGTGGAACGCATCTCTTCAAAGTAAGATACATTCGTATGACGGTTCGCTAGATCTAGATTGAAGATGCCGGGATCTCCAGATTGAACTGAATTCAACCAGATCATATCCCACAATTGTTTAGCCTTCAATGGCTTTTGTTCCGCAGATACGAAGTCATCTGTGAAGTGAATTTTATGTTGTTCTCTTGCTCTAGCCATGGCATCCTCCGCAGAGTTAGCCACTACATCAATATACTCTGGGTATGGGTGAGCATCGTTCTTGCGTTGTACCGAGAAGATATGGTATTTACGGTTAGCAAATGTAAAATACCAATCTTCGTTGTTCTTGCAAGCTTCAATGAAACGATCTGTGATGCCTACCGAGATATTGAAGTTATTTAACTCCTTCATGTCTAGCTTAACATGAAGGAACTCTAGTAGGTCAGGGTGCGTAACATTCAAGATAGCAATCAATGCCGTGCGGCGATTCTTGCCTGCACGAACATGGTTGCCGATCTCGTTAAGCATACGCATAACGGATACTGATCCGGGAGCAGAGTTCTTCTGCTGTTGAATATGATCTCCCTTGGGGCGGATGTCAGAGAAATTGAACCCGATACCCCCACCTGCACAAGAGATCTTGTACATATCCTGAATGGTCTTGCCAATAGACTCAACTGAATCCTGTGGATTGATCACATAGCAGTTGAGTAGATTCTGACGGCCTGCGTTACGCCCAGAACCATAGATGATTCGACCACCGGGAACTAAGTCGCCGGACGAGAGGGATTCGTAGAACCTTTGCTCAACTCGTTCCTTATCTTCATCACGCTCTGCGCCAGCAGCAGTCTTTGCGATAACTCTCGCACGCTCGGCCCAGTTTTTTTCTCCGGGATATGCATAACGCTTTTCAAATATCTCCTGCCCTAATCCATTTAAACTAGCTACTGACATTTTGTTTTCTCCTAGATTTATCTTTCTTATTGATGGTCGATACACCGTTTCTCTTGGTGACTGTTATGATAGAGGGTGTGTCGATAAGATTTTTAAGGTCATTATTATGTGTAATTATAAATAAAGTCTTGGTTTTCTTTAGATTCTGCAATAGTATGTATAGACCTTGCAGGGATTCTGCGTCCAAACTTTCTGCGATTTCATCAAAAAAGATAATATCTGATAAGTCCTTGTCTGTTAAGGCCAAAAGACTTTGAAGTCCAAGTAGGACAGCAATATTTATCTTTTTAACTTCACCGCCGGATAAAGAAGAGAACTTAGTCTCCTTACCTCCGATATAAACAGTCTCCTCTAACATCTCATTAAACTTAATACGGTACTTACCGCTAGTTAAATGAGTTAGGTACTCGTTGCAGTTATTGTTAAAATAATCAATTATATTTTTAATGATGTATTTAACTAAACCTTGTTCCGAGAATGCAACTTCCCAGAACCGCATAACTTCATATTTACGAGATGCATCTACTCTCTTTTTAGACAGGGTTTGCATCTTTTCTTCATAAGTGGCAAGATCCTGAATAAGGTAGTGCTTTCTAGAATGCAGTTCCTTCCAGTCCGCTATTACCTTGTACCGTGAAGATGGAATAGGGATGTTCGCCTTCATAGCAACTATTTGCTTTTCTAGCAATGTGCAAGTCATACCCTCTTGTTTTATTTTAGAGTCTAATTCAATGATATCAGACTCCATCTTCTTAATTTCTTCCGGCGATGCTTCTTTCTTGGAAGTAATCCCACAATGCTTGCACAAGACAGGCTTATTAGACTTGGCTTGCTTAAGCTCTTGTTCTTTAGAATCTAATTCCAAGACTGACTTGTTAATCAGCCTAATTAAGTTTCCAACCGTATTCTCTAGATCAAGAATCTTTTTTTCTGCTTTTAAGATATCCTCAAGACTGTGCTTGGATAGCATCTCTTCCGTAACAGAGTTATCCGCTAGGAACTTTTCTTCCCCTGCCACTATCTCA